GTTCTGCTAGTTCTAATTCGTAAAATCCTTTAAGTTTTCTAGCGTGTGCTTGTGTAACTTGTAAGTCATAGAAATGCTTTTTAAAATCAAATCCTTTTGGATTAAATGCTAGTGTATCGTCAACCCATGTATCAAGCCATTCGCCAACTTTCTCATCCATAAGAATTGCTTGCTCGTATATTCTATCTTGGATTGAAGGCTTATATACCTCGCCCTTCTTGGCTTCTTCTTTTCTTTTTTCTTCTTCTTCTCTTACAATAGCGTCTGCTGAATATTTGTAATCTTCGAGGAATTTATCAATACTTACATCTAATGGTCTCGGAGTGCCCATTGTGCCTGCCAGGCTTTCCCAGTATTTGTTGTATTCTTCATTAACATTAGGACGACCAATGAGTGCTTGACGGCACAATGACCCCACTACTGAAGTCCAACGTCCATCTGGTATCTTAGAAAACTTCTCAGCATATGGTTTCCACTTGTCTGTTTGCTTACAATATTCAATAGCCCAAATTTTATAGTCTGAGGATTTGTTTTCTAATCTATAATAATCCATTGACGATGTAATTAATCGACCATATTGTTCAGGAGTAAGTTTCTGCCATTCTTCCCATTTAGGTTCGCCTGATGTACTCTTTACTCGTCGAGCAATAACTTTTTTCTTTTTTCGCGGTGTGGCTAATGCCATTCTCAATCTCCTGAAGTTTTGTATATTATATATTAATTTTTACAAAAGTCAAGTAAAAATGGCTTTGAATTAAATCTTTTCGCCAACTTCAAAGCCCCTGAACGTTTTAAATCGTGGAAAACGTAAACTATAAGTTCCGTCTTGGTTTTGTGTAATAGCATCTGCTCTTACTTCAACAAGATTTCCAACAAGGCTACTGCGCCCAGTCCAGTAAGTATCACGATCGCTATCACTGAACCCACTGCCAACATTAACTTTGATGCTTCTTCCGTCATCAAGTCCTTCACAAACGAGTGCACCAAGTTTACCAATATTCCTACCTGTTCCTTCTTCGACATCTTTAACCTCCAATGTTACCTCAATAAATGGCTTCATCTTTAACCATGCATGAGATCGTTTACATTCATAAGGAGCATCAGTGTCCTTAATCATAACTCCTTCGTAACCACCGTCTACAGCCGCTTTATTTAGGTCTACAAAGCGTTTTTCACCTTCGGGAGTACTTAGGTCTACATCTTCCCAGTCCAACGCTTGTACGTGCTTTAAAACGCTACTGTGCTGTTCTGCCCAAGCCTTAACTGCTTGACTTCTAAACGATTGTGGCTTGTCCCAACCGCCTGCCAAAAACTTATCCAAAGGGCACATATCGAATAAATGCAGAACTGCATCTGTGGCATCGCCGCCACTCTTTCTGTGTACCTGTTTCATAAGGTCTTGGAAGTTAGCACTCATTACTTCACCGTCTAATACCAAATCATATGGTGAAGGGTTATTCTTTAATACTGTTTCAATTTCTTCAATGATGTGTCCAAAGTTATGAAACTGTTTACCATTACGACTAAACGTTTCTACTTTACCATTCTTACATACTGCAAGAACTCTAACACCATCAAGTTTAACTTCGATTTGTTTTTTGCCTACCATCTTCTTTTCGTGATTGGCGCTGTCGTGTGCAAGTTGACAAGTGAACACAGGAACACAACCTGGTACTACTTTGTTTACAGTCTTTTCACTTACACCGCATCGTAAATCTTTAATAAGGATTCTACGATAAAATCCATTCCATTGCTCATCAGTTGCTACTCCCATTGCTAGTTCAATAGCATCACGAGCCGCGTGGCCAGTTAGTTCTCGGTTAATAAGTTTATCTGCTAGTTCTTTAAACACAGGCCAAGCAAGTCCTTGCCCACTAATAACATTATTACGCTCTGGAACTTGTTTTACTCCAAATGTAACAAGTGGATCAAGTGCCATAGTAACACCTTCAAAGAACTCTGGAAGTCCTTCATCATGTGCTTCTTTTAGGATTGCTTCTTTGCCTAAGCGACTGTTGTCTGCTTCTAATTTAAAGATAATGTCTTGTGGTTGTGTTCTCATGTTGCCCTCTCTTTGGCCTAATTATTAGTAAGTTTATTCCAAATGCTAATAAGTTGATCCTTATTTCTAGACAGTTGCGCCTTACTATCTTCCCAAGAGTTAGTTTGATACTGTTTTATATCATTCCATTCTTGTTCTGCCCAGCCTTGC